ATCGGATCTGCCATTGCACCACCTCAAGACCCCGGCGGGTGCCGGGGTTACAGGAAGCGACTATGGCGGCGGCGGCGCGTGCCGGACATCCGCGCAGGTGCGCGGGAGACGTCGATATTCGGGGAGGGGCGGGAGATTGGCCGGAGCATCCGGCCGCGCGCCTGAGCTGTCAAGGCGTCGTCTTGCGCCGCTTCGCCCGGCGTTTATACGAGGCCCTGATCCGGTCGGCGAGCTTGGGATATTCCTCATCGGCGGCCGGGCGCAGATAAGGCCGCGCGGGGATCGTCACCTGCTTGACGACCGCGAATGTGCCGTCGTCCAGGCGGAATTTCAGGGCCTGCGCGGTCTTGGGTCTGATCGTGCCGCCGAGCTCCTGGATCCGCGCATAGACCACGTCGCGCACCCCCCACGTCCCTTTGACGCCGCCGCTGTGGGGCGCCGCATACTCGGCGATATCGATGCCGCCCTCCAAAATCGCCGTCTGATTGTTCCAGGTGTGGTTTCGTTTCGCGTGCTGCACGCACGCGGCCATGGTCTGGTTGACCCCGTCGATCTGGGCCGCGCGCATGGCCTCTTTCACGGCCTTGCCGTACCACTTGAGTGACTTCGACTTGCGCGCCACCGATTACGCCTCCGGATAATCGCCCGGCCGCTCCAGGCGGCGGCGACACGGCGGCAACCAGCGGAACGCGGGAAAGTGGGTCGGGTGACGCGGCGCCCGGCCGCTACCAGAGGGGCATGGCTGCACCCAGACGATCCAGCAATAGGCCGTGGCGGTGGACGCCCCCCCGTCCAGCCGCCCTTTGACCATCGGCACCCGTTCGGTGAATTGCAGGATCCACTCGGGCGGGAACCGTGCGAACAACCGCTCGTGCCTGCCGACGCCTTCGAGAAAGGACGTGCGCACGAGCAGCGCCACACCTTCCCCCGCCAGGTCGAGCGCCCGCAAAGCGAAAGCCTCGGCAAGGCGAAACGGGGGGTTGGTGATGATCCAGTCTGGTGCCCCGGCCGGCCAGCCGTCTGCAAGCGCCGGCAGTGCCGGGAACAGGAAATCCGCAACCTCGTCCTGGTCGGGCCCTCCGTAGTCGTGAACATCCGAGCCGGCGACCTCGCCGAAATAGCCTTTCAGCGCCCGGACCATGTCGCCCGATCCGCAGGCCGGTTCCCAGCACGAGGCGGCACCGATGCTCCCCCAGGTGTCGAGGTGTTCGCACAAGGCCCGCACCGCCCAGGGGGGCGTCGGGAAGTAGTCGAGACTGTCGTGCGGCTCGATCCGCTGCGCCATCACGGCCGGGGATGTGTTCTGCGCCATCTTGGGTCAGTCCGAGAGTGCGGCCGGTACCGCCCCTGACGGGAGGCGCGGGATCAAGGCCGGCGTCCACCATTTGCAGGCCGTAGCCTGGGCCGGGAAAGGCGCTCCCGTGCCCTCCAGCAGCCAGACAGACGCGCCGTCGCTCACCCAGATCAGATGCCCGGCCGGTGCGATCTCCGACCGATCCCGCCACACCGGCGAGGCGTCTGTGAGCACCTCGACATCCCGCCCGACATATCGCGTCTGGTACATCACCCGATCCTTTTCAAGGCCGCTTCAAGGTGCGTGTGCTTGCGCTGCACCGGCCCCTCCACCTTCAGGCGGCCGGGGATCAGAGTGGTGCCTTTCGCATCGGTGATGCCGGCGATCTCGTCATCCTCGGCGATATCCGCGCTGAGGGCGAACAACGCCCGCATGTCCTCGACCATGGCGGTCTTGTCGCCGTCGACGATCTCACGCGAGGAATTGGACCAGACGAAGCACCGCAGGGTGCCGAGCGGCTGGAAATCCGGCGCCATCGGGTTGTTCCAGCCGTCGCGCCCGCTCGCCTGGTTGCGCTCGACGAGCGCCCGCATGGTGAGCCGTCCGGCGATCATGTCAGCGCGCCAGATAGAGGGCGCCGACCGCAGCCCCAACCACCATTCCGAGCACGGGCAGCACCCAAGCCCACATCATCAGTCCGCCGACCCAGATGGCGGCGACCGCCACCGGCAGGATCAGCAGGGCGCCGATGACGCCGCCGACCGCCACGTAAAAGACCACGATCAATCCACTGAGGTCTGGCACTTTATTCTCCCTCACGCCATCGGCATGGCGCTGCCGCCCAGGGCAACGCCGAGCCAGGCGAACACCGCCTCGCGAGCCTCGGCCCGCTCGGCTCCCGTTGCGGCCGTCCACGAATAGTCGCCGGCGCGCTCGCTCTTGAGGCCGGCCGCCGCCTGTCCTGGCGTATCGAGCGCCATGATGCGGATCACAGCCTCGTCCCTCAGCCCCTGGGCGCCGGTCGGCGTGTAGGTGACCGACACCAGCGGCGCCCAATGCGAGCGACCGTTGTCGCCGTCCAGCAGCCGCAGCAACGTGCGCCCGCCGTGCAGGACCCGATAGTCGGAGGGCGAGAGCGTGATGTCGTTCGCCCCGCTGCCGCTCCAGCCGGGGTCCGTCTCGATGATGGTCACCGGCTCTCCGGCATCGAGCGGCCGCGCGAGGCGCAAGGTCCGCACGCCCCGCGTGTCCGGATCGGACAGGTCCCCGAACTCGACGGTGATCGGCCCGGCCGGGCCGAAACGGGCATCGATCTCCGCCTCGACGCCGGCAATCATCGCCGCAAGCTCGTCGTCGGGCAGGTCCGACCCGATGCGCGTTTTGACGCGGTCTATGAGAGCCATTCGAAGCCTCCTGAAAAGTGCCGGTCTCCCCCGGCTGTCTCGTCCCCCGTCAGACGTTGCAGCCGGGTCCCACGGCCCGGCGCCGCCTACTCGCCCCTCCCGTCACGCTGTCGTCCTGGCCTCCAGCTCCGCTCCTGGCCGTGACTGTCGCGCCGTTGCCCTCGGGGGCTTTCGCTTCGGGATTACGCGCCGCCGCCGGCCGCCTCGATCCGCTCCTGCGCCTCCACCACCCATGCGGCCCAATCCGCCTCGCCGGCGCCCGAGATCGCCACCGGCGGGTGCTCGGGGTCGACGGCGGCAAGCGCGGCGAAGGACGTGATGCCGGCGGCGGCGAAGGCCACCGCCGTCGCCTTGCCGACGCGCTTGATCTGGGTGAGATCGTCGCTGGCCTGGCCGCCGCCCTTGGTATCGGCCGGCGCCTTCTCCTTGTCGCCGGCGGGCTTGCGCTCCTTGTCTTCGGTGGCCGGCTTGCCCTTGCCGTCCGGCAGCCGCCCGCCGACCAGGCCGAAGCGCTGCGCGGCGCTGTCCGGGATCTCGTCGCCGGGCGCCGCGTAGAGGAAAGCCGCCGCCCTGTCGCCCTCGCGCACGACGCGGTCCCTGTCCGCCGTCAGATACAGTCTTTCCTGTGCCGTCTGCATGAGATCAATCCTCGTTGCTCGCCCACAGCACGTGCAGATAGTCGCCCGTGGTGTCGGTGGTGTCGTTCTCGATGACGCCGCCCTTGGTGGGGTGGATGGAAAATTCCGACGTGCGGTCGACCCGCGTCGGCGTGGCCCCGTCCGTGATGTGCTCGACCGACAGCAGCGTGTCGCCCGGCTTGATGCTGCCCGGCACCTGGTGCTCGCCCACGGGGCCGCCAGGGATCAGGGCGCAGCCCACGGGTACGGAAAATCCGGTGATTGTCGGCATGATGATACCCTCGGTTGCTACGGGTCACCCGGCCCCGCCGTGACGCATCACAAGCGGCGGGGCCGGAAGGCCGGCCAGTCAGAGGCCAGCGATGTCTCAGAGGCCGGTAACGTTGCAGAAAGCTGCCGGCCTGCCGAGGGTGAGGGCCGCACGCATGTCGGCGCGCACCGTCCGCTTGCCCTCCACGAACTGCGTACCGGTATAGCCGACCTGGATGTCGACGCCCGAGCGCTCGAACAGGGTGATCCAGGGCGGCTGGAAAGAGCCGACCAGGCCGGAGCCGGCGGCGCGTGCCTCGGCCTGCACCACCGCCAGGCCCCACATGCGCTCGGGGCCTGCCTCGGACGGGCTGCCCCAGATATAGACGCCGTCCGTCGTGCGCATCAGCCGCACGCCCTGCCAGTCCTCCGGGTGCATCACGTGATGCGTCGGCACCGCGCGGCCGATCGTGCGGACCTTGGTCATCCCCTTGTAGAACGCGTCGGGCACCGGATCGGCACCCCGCGCCTGGGTCTGGATGCCGGCGACATTGACGATGCCGCGCAGGTTCGGCGCGGTGCCGTTGCCGACATAAACTTGCGTGTCCAACCGCTGGCGCACGCCGAACATCAGGCGGCCGTTGACGTAGCCGGACATCATCGGCACGTCGTCGAGCTGCTCGTCCGTCACCGGCACGCTGTCGGTGATCTTGCGCACGTCGGAGGAGCGCTCGGTGAAGATGAAGGTCGACTCGGCATAGGTACCGCCCTCCGCCGTCTCCGCCGCCCCGTGGGTCCGCGTCGTCTCCTCCATGTACTTGATGACCGCTTGACCGGTCTGCGCCATGGGGATGATGTCGATGAGCTGCAGCGGGCGCGTTGTCGCCTCGACGAAGCCGGGCAGCCGTACGCTCTCCGGCGCATAGCCGGCGGCGGTCGTCATCAGCGCCTTGGTCAGCAGCGTCTCGACCTGCATGGCCTTCGCGAGAACGTCGGACGGCAGGACATCGTAGGAAAAATCGATGCCGCCCGGCGTACCGCGCTTGATCCAGTCCGAATACGCCTTTTCCTCGGCCAGCATCTCGCCGAGCGACTTGACCCGATCGGCGACGCTCGGGTGATTGCCCCGGCCGCCCGGCATCGGCGGGCGCCCCCGGACCTTCTCGCGCTCGGCAAGCCCCTTGGCGGCGCGCTCGGCCGCCTCCAGCTTGTCCGCCTTCTCGCCGAGCTCGTTCAGCTCGTCATCCATCGCCTTGACCTTCTCGGCAACGGCGATGGAGCCCCGGACATTATCGCCGAGGGATTTGACGCGGGCGAAGTCGTAGGACTTCTCACCGCTGTCGGTGGTAACTTCGGCCTCGTCAAAGACCTTTTTCAGCTCGTCCTGCTTTGCCGCGAGCTTTTCGCGGACTTCATCGAGGGTCGACATCGCGTCTCTCTGGTCGCTGAGGCCTCCGCGTCCGCGCGCGGCCTGAATGGATATGCCCGCGTCAGCGCGGGCCAGGTAACGTCAGCGAGTTTGGAGAGGTATCGGGTCCGCCGACATCCGCGCAGGTGCGCGGGAGGCGCAATGAGGGGAGAGATGCCGGGGAGAGATCAGGGCAAAGAGTGCCCGATCCGCGAGCGCAAATCCACCCATGACGGCTGCGGCCGCATCCAGGGGCGCCGGCAAGCCGGCAGCATCGCCGTCAAAGGGGTCTCAAAGGGGGCAGGACGCGCGAACGCGGTTTTCGCGCCCGATGATGCGCCACGGGGCGCCAGCGCGCTCCGTGGGGCTTATTTTCGATGTCACCGCCGGATACGGCGGCGCGCATCGGCGGTGATCAGATCGGCGGCCAGCCGCTCCAGATCCGAATGCGCTTTGCGCGCCGCCTCCTCGTCCGCCTCACCGGTACCGATCAGCGTGTCCAGGCGGCTCTTCAGGTCGGCGAGCTGAGCAAGGCGCGCCGGGCTGAGCGGGCGCCCGTCCGCCGCCCGCAAGGCCTTGACGTCGCCGGCCCGGCCGATCGCGTCGTCCAGCGCCGCGATCAGATGGTCGAGCTGCTCCGAAAAGGCCGAGTGGGACTTCATCGCCAGCGTGCCCGATCCCTTGCCAGCGCCGCGAATGACGGTGGAGATTTCGTGCACGTCCAGCTTCTTGAGCACTCGCACCGGATCGCCGCCACGCAGCTCATCCGATTTGTCCAGGACGTCATAGCCGTACGACCATTCCTGCACCGGCGTACCGGTCACCAGGTCGAATTTGAGATTCTCGTGCCAGTCGCGGCCGCTCGCGGTCTTGAGGTTGAGGTGCAGCTCGGCCAGCGCCTCGTCTCCCGCCTCATAGAGCCGGGCCTTACCCATCGGCGGAGCTTTGCGGTCATGGGCCGGGATAATCGGCACCCATTGCTCCTTCCAGGCGAAGGCTCCTTTCGCATAGGTATCGCCATCGTGGTCGATGGCCGACAGCGTGGCGAGCCGGGCCAACCCCTTGCCAGCATCGTCAACGTCTTTGACTTTCAGGCCCTTGGTTTCGGTCTCCATGTCAGTCCTCTCCTTCGCCGAAATGCGGCGCAAAACTCAATGTTCCGTTGGGATGCTCGTCCGCAGCCATCTGCGCCGCCTCGTCGGCCGTCACGATGGAGCCGTCGCGGGCGATATGCTCCTCCAGCGACCGGCCCGGACCAAGCCGGCCGTCGAAGACGACGAAGCGTTGCACGCCCGCCGCCTTGGCGCGCTCCACAGTTGAGATGTTCTGGGCGTACTTGGTCTCGGTGCGCGCGATCGTCCTGGCGCGGATGCCGGGCGCTGTCCAGGGGCCGCCCTCGACATATTCGGAGATCCGCGTCGCCAGCGCCTCCGCTCCTTCGCCCGCCGCCCGGCCATCGGCCAGGGCCTCGAACAGCGCCTTGCGGGTCTGCGCCTCCAGGTCGATCAGACCCGCGCGCCGCCCGCCGGCGCCGACGATCGAGCGGGCGACCGGATCGGGCAACGTGGCGGTGAGGCCGATCAGCCCGGCCGCATCGGAGACTTTCTTCGCGACGTCGAGGTAATGACCCTCGTAGACCCGCTGGAGTGCCGTCCGATGCGCCGGGATGCCGAGAGCGTCGAGGATCTGCGCCACGACCAGGTCGCTGGATTTGGTCTCGCCGGATTTGGTCTCGCCGGCGGGCGCGTCTTTCGGCGTCAGGTCCTCCGCCGCCAGCAGCGGCCGGGCAGCCGCCGCCGCGTCGCGGCCGAGCCCCGCGAAATACGGCAAGAGCCGTTGCTCCATCGCCTTTTGCAGCGGGTCCTCCTGCTGCTGGAGCGCCCGCACATAGGCCGCGCCCGCCCGCCGCTGCGCCGGCGTCGCCCGCGCTTTCTGGCCGGATTTTGGCTGCGGTGCCGGGAGTGCCGCGCTGGAACGCGCGGCCGGCGCCGATCCAGCCGGGGTTTCGAGTGCCATCGCCGGCCGCAGATAGATCTGATGCGACGGGTCGACATCCCAGCCGAGCGCATCGCGCCCCTCGGCCAGGGTGATCAGTCCGCCGGCCACCTGCGACATGACGCGCGTCGTCAGCTTGTCCTCATCGTCGGACAGGGCAAGCACCTCGCTCGTGTCCCAGCCCGCCTTGAGGCCCTCGGCCCGGCCGAAATCGGGTACGAGCGAGCGGTCCAGCTCGTCGGCGAACGCGCGGCCCACTGGCAGCACGCCATTGCGCCAGGCGAGCTTGATCAGCTCGGTCATGGTGGCGCCGACCTTGGTCGATTGCAGGCCGGCGCCGAAACCGACGACAGCCGCCGGGATGCCGAGCGCCGCGCAGACCCGCTCTTCGGCGATGTCTCGCGCCTCGCTCATATTCATCTGTTGCGGATTGAACCCGAACTGACTGACATCGGTCGGCGCCCCCATGACCAGCGGCTTGCCGCGCCGGTCGCCGCCGAAGGCCTGGTCAATCCACGCCTTGGTCGCCTTCACGTCGTCGTCCGAGACCTGGCCGCCGGATTTCGGGCTGAGCACCATGCCGGGCACGCCCATATTGCGCAGGAGGCTCGCGACGAAATTCGAGCTTTCGAGATCCATGAAAATCTCGCGGACAACGCCGTCGAGCGGCGGAATGCCCTTGCGCGGATTGCGCGGGTCGATCCCGTGCCGGAAGTGCACCACGTCCGCAGGGTCGATCCGCATCGGCGCGATGCCGCCGCCCGGCCTGTAGATGTAGTGGGTCAGGAATTCCGACCCGTCGTCCGAGCCCTTCGGCTCCATCGTCCAGTGCGGCACGTACCAGAGCTCGCCCGGCCGGCCGAGCCCGTTGCGGACCTTGAGCCAGTAGGCATTGCCATCGAGGCACCAGGACAGCACCGTGCCGGACCAGAGCGCAATGTCGCCGTAATGGGCGTTTGGCCGTGCGATCAGACGCAGGGCCGGATGGTCGGCCACCTCCTCGCGCAGCCCGTTGCGGCCAACGCGATGGATCGTCAGGCGTGCCTCGGGCAGAGCGCGCTGGATCCACTGGATCGGCGCCGTCACCACCGACGCGTCGAGACCGTCGCCGATGGCCTTGCGATAGTCGTAGCGCGTGCGTGTCATGGGTAGCCGCATCGCTCCCCAGCCCGGCGCGTGACGCATGGCGGACAGTGCCTTTGAAAGCCATTTACGCATCTTGCGGGATCCAGTCGTCATCAAGAGTACGGGCCTCGCCGGCAGGCGGCGCCGGGGTGAGCGGGCGCCACGGCTGCGCCTTGACGCCGTCCGCCGCGTGGATAGCCAGCGCCAGCGCCCAGAACCGGTCGGCGTGGCCGTCCGGGGTCCGCTCGGCGGTGAAGCGGATATTGCCGGCGGCCGTCACCTGCTTGGTCACCTGCCGCAGGTCGGCGCGGATCTCGCCCGTATAGGGGATACGGATGCGCCGCTCCTCCATGCGCGAACGCACCGGATAGGCCAGCGCCTCTTTGGACTGGGCGGTGAAGGAAACGCCCTCGACCGCGTATTCGCCGAAACGATCCTGGGCGTCATCCACCCAGCCGATACCGAGGCCTGTCTGATCGATGCAGACGCGGGCGCACCTGGCGAACCAGGGCCAGAGCACCTTTTCCTGCTCGGACTTCCGCATTTTCTTCAAGGTCTCGACATGGCGCGTGTAAAGGACGTCGCCCAGCAGCTCGACCACCCAAAGGACGGTCAGGTCCTGCGTTCGGCCGATATCGACCCCGGCGTAAAGGGTGCCGCCCTCGGGCGTCTGCCAATCGGCCCCTTGCGCGTACTCGGCCGAGGCGATCAGGTCGTATTCGAGGAAAGCCGCATCGTCGTCGGCCGGCTTGCACATGTACTCCTGCTGGAAGCTTTCCTCGTCGGCCGCGCCGCTTTTCACCCAATCGAAATAGGCCGCCTCGTCCATCTCCTGCCGCTCGTCTTCGGCCGGCAGGGATTGCTGCAGCTTCCACAGGAACCCGTCATCCAGCGCGTTCTCCAGGGTGACGGTGTGCAGGCTGAGCTTCTTCGGGTTGCCGCCTTCCTTCGCCTCGCGCACGAGTGTGTTGAAGAAATTCTTCGATCCGCGGTGGGTGGAGATCACCTCCATTTGCCCGCCCCAGGTGATGCCCGGATAGGCAATCGACCAGAGCTTTCGCGGATCCGGGTGCAGGGCGAATTCGTCCAGCACGCGGCTTCCGCGCTTGCCAGCCTGGGCGTCCGGGTTGGAACTCATGGAGTGGATGCGCCGGCCGTTGGCGAACTGCAAGACGAGCGCGCTGTGCTTCTTCTCGTCGTCGATCACCATCTCGCCCATGTCGCGAGCGGCGATGTCGGCGATACCCGCCCACAGCTTGCAGTCTTCGAGAAAGAGGCGCGCCTGTATCTCGTCGCGCGACGAAACCCATTCGTCCAGGCGCGCCGACACGAGGGCGATGCGCGACACCTGAGCATAGGCGGTCGACCAGGACAGGCCGATCTGGCGGCTCTTCTCGATCAGCTTCAGGCGCGACCGGTCGGCGATCCACCGTGCCTGATACGGGAGGAAGATCGCCTCGGTATTGGCCGGGATGATGCGGGCGTTTCCCATCAGGCGATGCCCGCCAGACGCTGGGTGATGAGCTGCATCGCTTCTTCGGAGACGCCGTGCGCCTTGCCGATCCGCGACAC